CCTTACCTCCGCAGGGTATGTCGGTGGTATTGTCTTTGATCGGCACTGGTACATCTGTCGCAGCTCAAACATCACAAAATACAGCGGCAGTAAGTACAGATCCACAAGACAGCACACTTACAATTAACGTAAATACTGTTGCTGGACAAAACAGCGTATCTAAGCAAGCGCTACTACGTGGATATAACCTAGAGTCGATTATCTTGACTGACTTACTACGTGCATATAACACAGAGCTAGATAACTTGCTAATTAACGGTACTGGATCTAATGGACAACCTCTAGGCATCCAAAATATGACTACAGGAATCCTAGTTACTTACACTGCTACCACTGGAACTATTGCAGGTCTGTATCCAAAGATCGCAGATGCAATTCAACAAATCCAGAGCAACCAATACGCATCACCTAACGCGATCATTATGCATCCACGTCGTCTAGGTGCGCTACTTGCTGCTCTCGATAGCCAGAATCGTCCGCTAGTCGTACCGACTGCATATAATCCTGTAAATGCCATCGGAACAGGTGAGGGATACCCTAACTACGGTAATAACTCAGGTTATTCGATTCTCGGTCTGCCTATCATCACAGACGCAAACCTTGCTACTAATCTTGGAGCAGGTACAAACCAAGACAGTATCCACGTCGTCGACCTTAACGAGTCTCACCTATTCGAGGAGACTGGTAGTCCGACATACGTTACGTTCGAGGAACCAAATGGAAAGGTCGCGCTAAATATCGTTATGTACGGTATGTTCGCATACACCTCTCTACGTTATCCAAAAGCGTTCGCACAAATTAACGGAACTGGATTAGCTGCACCTAGCTTCTAGTGCTAATAAAACCATCTGGGGGGCTACGGCCTCCCAGTGGTTATAACCATCCAGGATCTAAGGGGCGTGCTATGAGTGATATTAGAAAACACTTTAGTAATGACCTATTCTCGAAAATACCTGTCCCTATTGACGATGAGGCTCCTGGATGGCTATAACTAACGGTTACACAACACTTACCGCGATGAAAACTTTTTTAAGTATTGCGGATAATTCAGACGATACATTATTAGAGGGACTTATAGAATCTGCCTCTCGCAGTATTGATCGCATCGCTAACAGACGATTTTATTTAGATGCCAATGCGTCAGCTCGTCAATATCGCGCTTACAGTGAGCTATTTACTTATGTCGATGATATTGGAACCAGTAGCAGTCTTGTAGTAAAGATAGACGATGATGGAGATGGCGTCTTTGAGACTACGCTTACACTTAATACAGATTTCTTACTAGATCCACTTACGGCCTCATCTCTCGGTAGACCTTTTACTCAGCTGACAATGGTTAACACCTCTTATGTCTGGCCTATATTCCCTGGACTGTTTAGTAACGGTCTGCGTCCAGGTGTTGAGGTTACTGCTAGATGGGGATGGCCTAGCGTTCCAGATGATATTGAGACAGCCTGCCAGATACTTACAGCTGACCTATATAAGCGTAAAGACTCTCCAGGCGGCATCTTAGGTCTAGGCGATCTAGGAGCTGTACGTATGAGTCCACTGGGTCGCGACGTTACTGCGATGGTAAGAGCTTATAAAAAAGAGGTAGTCGCTTAATGGTTCCATCGACAGTACGCGCTAATCTAAAAACGCGACTAGCAACTATCACAGGCTTAAAGACTTACGATTATATTCCAGACTCTGTTAACGTCCCAGGTGCAGTAGTAGGACAGCTAGATCTAAATTTTGATGCCACCTTTAATCGTGGTTTTGATAATGCTACCTGTACAATACTTTTAATTGTAGGACGTATGAGCGAGTCAGCTGGGCAGACAAAGCTAGACGGTTATCTAGCGTCAACAGGTTCTACCTCGGTAAAAGCCGCGATCGAGGCAGATGCAACACTTAGCGGCGCTGTTCAAACCCTGCGAGTAACATCCGCTACCGCTGGATCTGTACAGGTGGCTAGTATCGATTACCTTGCGTATCGGTATAATGTCGAATTGATCGGCTAAATAAAAGGAGAAATAAATGGCGATCTTTATGGGTAATAAAGTAGCTGTAGTCGCAGGCACTACAACTATTACCACTTTCGTTAGCGCGGTCAGCCTGTCGCGAGAAATTGACGCGGTGGAGATAACAAGTATGACCGATGCCGTCCAAAATCTCATAGGTGGGATCGAGCGTCCTAGCGTTACACTCGAAGTGTTCAACGATTTCGCTGCATCTAGCGTTAACTCAATTTTCGAGGATGCACTAGGTACAAAACTAGCACTGCAATTAATCCCAGTCTCAGGCACTGTTACAGCGACTAATCCTCGCTACTCTATGTCTGTATTAGTAGCACAATGGCAGCCAATTAACGGCTCTATTGATGCTCCTATGACTGCATCGATTACGCTTCCAGTAACTGCTCTAACTAAGGCTACATCTTAATTAACTAGATAGGGGACATAAATGGCTACGCAATTAATTAAAGTAACTAAAAAAGACGGCAAAGAGGTAAATTACGAGCTTACGCCAGCGGCTAAAGTGGCTTTTGAAAGTCATTTTAAGGTCGGATGGCGTAAGCGACTAATCGATGAGTTTCGTGAAAGTGATTTATGGTGGTTCGCTCATTACCTTATGACATCTAAAGGAGAGACCACCGCTCCTCTGGATGATGATTTTCTAAACCAATATAAAGACATAGATTTTATCTTTGACTCAAAAAATGGATAGACCGACGCGGCGATATATGGGAGGTCGCAGCTGTGTCGGTAGCTACCAGTATCTCACCTAATGAGTTACTAAAATGCGACCCTGCCATATATGCAGCTATAAAATTTATACTGCAGGAGCAGGCTCAGACGCGTAATACGCCGTCTATATCAAGAAGGAGGCGGTAATGGCAAGAGCTAGCGAATCTATTTTAATCGCTGATTTCGACAAATTAATTAAAGAGCTAAAAGCCATAAATCCGCAACTACGTAAAGATTTTAATAAAGGCCTTAATGAAGCTGTTAAGCCTATGCAGAAATTAGCTAAGACTTTTGTCCCTGGTACTATTCAATATCAAGATAGAGACGTTTTCGCTCAACAACCGCCAGACTATACATCTCCAGCCTGGATAAATGACAAGGTACATAGATCTAGGGATCCTTTGCGCTGGACGTGGCAACCAGCCCTAGTCGCTAGAGGTATAAAAATTAGACGTACCACTATTAATAAAGTTCCTTTTGGCTACAATAAAGTAGCAGTAGCAGCCTTAGCGCTAGTTAATAGCACACCTGGAGGCGCTATTTATGAACTAGCAGGAGCTGGTAGTGCATCATCCCAGGCTAAGACCAAGAGCGTATCTCGTAACTATAAAGCCCAGGACGATTTTAGGGTTTTCTTTCCAAAAGTAGCAGGCGCTCCAAAAAGATTAATTTATAAGGCTGAGGCCATCTTAGGCGAAAAGGTACGCGCCGATATTGCTAAAATAATAGACCAGCGTCTATATAAATTTATAAGAGGTGTCCGCTAATGGTAATGGGTCGTAAAGAGGTAGCGGTCGATTTCATTACGCGCCTAAAAGATAAAGGCTTTAAGGATCTCGATAAGAATACAAAAAAGTCTATAAAGAGTCTGCAGAAATTCGGCAAGACTCTAGGCGTAGCTTTAAGTGCTACTGCCTTAGTAGCTTTCGTTAAAAAATCTACTCAACAATTTTCAGAGTTAGAAAAATCTACTAAGCGTTTAGAATCTGAGTTAGGTAATTTAGGCCTAGCCTTTGCTACATCTTTAGCAACTGACTTTACTCGTAGCCTTGCTTTGGCAACAGGTACATCGCAAGATAAATTAGTGCCTGCTCTACAAAAATTGGTACAGACAACAGGCGAATTAACTAACGCACAAAAGCTATTAAGTTTAGCGACAGAGATAAGTAACCGTAAAGGCCTGGAACTTGAACAGGTTACTAATGCTTTATCTCGCGCCTTTGTAGGAGATTTTAATGCTTTAGTTAAATTAAGAATCGGTTTTGAGAAATCTGCGTTAGAGGGTAAGAATTTCCAGGATATATTAAAAGAATTGAATACGCAATTCGGTACACGTCAGGCCGATACTTTTGGGACAAAGATAGATAAATTAAAGGTAGGTTTTGAGGAAGCGCAGATAGCTCTAGGTAAAGGCTTTGTCGAAGGTCTTGAAAACTCAGGTATGAGCGTCGAGCAATTGCAAGAAAAAATGATAGAGCTAGGTGAGAAGTTAGGCCAGGCATTGGGCAAGGCAGTAACAGCTATAGATAAACTACAGCGTAACCTAGAGAATCTATCGAAAAATAGAGCTGTTATTTTTACTTTAGATTTACTAGATCGCCTCTTAGGTATTGAATATGGCGACGCTGGTCGAGCTGCAGATAGAGAGACCGCTGCACGTATTAAACAACTACAGGCGTATGTAAAACAATTAGAGATAGCAGGTAAAACACAGAAATTAAAAGAGGCTGAGGCAGCATTAGCTAAAGAAATAGCAGCACAAAATAAAAAAGCTGCAGAGGCGGAAGCGCGTAGAAAAAAGCGTGAGGAATTAGAGAATAAAACTAGATTTCGTTTTGATCAGGATTTAATAAATCTAACTGCTGCCCTACGTAGAGACATAAGCGCTAAAGACAAGTCTAGGGCTATAGAGCTTTTTAATCTAAAGAAATCAGAATATGAGACAGAAGTAAACGCTATTAAAACATTAGAAAATACACAAAAGGGGTATTACGATTTACTGCTTAATAACGAAAAGGTTATAAGTGAGACTCGCACCATAGCCAAAACAAAGGTTATAAAAGAAATTGAGGAAATAGCCACAGCTGCAACGAATCTAACTAAAAAAGAGTATATGCTCAAAATCGATACTAATACATCTCAGATAACTGCAGATTTAGCTAAAATCCAAGCTGCGATGGACAGATACCAAGCGCAGGTAACCTCAGCTTTAGCGCCTATTTACAGTGATCCTATATTTACTAAAAATATAGTCGAAGGTCTTAGCATTAGTGAGAAGCAATTAATAGATAGTTATATGCGATCTGGCGGTCAAGGTGTCTTGGTTAATCCTTTTAGACCAGACGTAGACTTAAATCCTATTATCGCCCAGATACAGGAACGCGAAAGAATTTACAATGCAGCTAGGGGCGCTTATAAAGCTATAACGCCACCTGAGGAGCTAGGTCTAACCGCTAATACCTCTTTTATGGGAACAGGGGATACAGGCGGTACGGTAGTCAACGTTAATATAAATGGCAGCCTAATTTCACAAAATGATTTAGTAGCAGCTGTTACCGATGCCGTTTATGCAACACAGCGGACAGGTAATAGCCTTATCATTGAGCAATAATGACCACTGGCGCGGTATTTACCTGCACTATAGATTTTAGTAACGGTGCTAACTTTGACCCTAGCCTAGTCTTAGATGATCCGTCAACACCGCTAGACCAGTCAGTATTAGGTACTAGCGCATCTGACATCGTAGACGTTAGTCAGTATTTACTCAGAGCAGCAATACGGAGAGCATATAACCGTACCTCGGATAGTTTTACCGCTGGTAATGCTGCAGTTAGATTAATTGATCAGACAGGATTATTTAACCCTGCTAATACGTCGAGTGTTTTATACGGCAAAATTTTACCAATGCGTAAAATACGTTTTACTGGAACCTTTGCAGGTCAGGAATACGCTTTAGGATCTATGTATATTCAGTCCTGGAAATATACTAGCCCTACAGGTTTTGATCCTGCCTACGTAGATCTTAACTGCGTCGATGGATTTCAATTACTTAACCTTGCGTCTATCTCTACGGTCACAGGCGGTACAGCTGGACAAACTACAGCGCAACGTATTAGCAGTATTTTAGACGCCGCTGAGTGGCCTGGAGGTATGCGCTCTATATCTACGAGTGCTACCACTACGGTACAGGCCGATACAGGTAGTACTAGGACGGCTTTAGCTGCCTGTCAGACAGTCGAAGCTACAGACTTAGGGGCTTTTTATATTAATCAGCAAGGCTATGCGACTTTTAAGTCTCGTAATGACATTATCTTAGCCTCTGGCGGTACAGCAACTGTTTTTAGCGATACAGGAGCGCCTAATACAATTACCTACCAGCGTGTATCGTTCGATTTATCAGATTTTGGACTTATAAATAGCTGTACGGTAACGCGTACTGGAGGTACTCCTCAGACCGCCAACGGTGTCGATAGTATTGATTCTTTTTTTAAGCATAGTCGTAACCGTAGTTCAATAGCAGAAACTGATACAGATGCCTTAAATCAGGCGCTTATGATCGTAGCTAGTCGCCAGGAAGTAGGTGCAGATTTACGTATGGAAAATCTGGTTATCGATGCCGCGGACGGAAGTAATACAGCTCGCGTAATTGCCGCTCTCGAGCTAGACGTCTTTGATCCTATTACCGTTATACAGTCACTACAGGGAGGTAATGCCGAAAGCGATACTGTTATAACAGGGGTTGCCTATGACATTACGCCTAGTTCATTTTTTACTACTTTTACCACCGCGCAACCGTTCGCGAGTGGCTTCGTGCTAGACTCTCTGGTAGATGGCCTACTAGATGAGGACTCGCTCGCTTATTAAGGAGAAATAT